GCTTGAACTCTCGCGTAAACTTCCGTCTCTCCATGACCCACCTCCAGCTCCATCAAAACACCTAACTCGGTGTCTTCGGAACCGGGTGCAGGCCAATTGGCCACCGTGTGATCCTCCCCCTTGTAGTGTCAGAGCATTATATCTGGAATTGGCATTGGCCCATACCTTATACCACCTCCATAACGGCTTGAATCGAGTGGCTTGGCTAGTGTTTTCCTCCCCTGAGGTGTGATTCGCTTGCGCCATCTGATTCGGGGGAAACAGATGGTCAAATGCAGCAAAGCCGAGGTGCGGAGCGCCCCTTCTCGGCTTCGGCGCGGCCTGCCTCGCGTTTCTCGGCCGCAAACTGTTCGCATGGCCGCAGCCGCGCCGAAAACTGAATCCGCATCTCGTCGTGATAAGCTTTTAGCCCGGGCTTGTAATTTCCGTTCGCGGCCTGGTCGATCGCGTCAACGAGCTGATCACGGGCGTCCATCAAAGCCTTGCCCATGATGCGGTCGGACCCGGTCGAGCTTCTCAACAAGTCCTGTGCTTCTACACGCAATCGTGTCTGAATGCCGTGCGCCCCGACGTCTGCTGCCCCGGCGCCTTTAACCATTTGGCCGCCGTAGACCATCTCAAGGAAGGCGCCCGCCTGCAGATTGCGACAATCCTCGTCGGGATGGCCCGCATCCTCGACGCCGTGCCGCCTGCGCTCGCGATCGAGCATCACGCGGAATTCGCGGCCGATGATGATCAGATCATGCGCGGCAAACTCAAGCCAATCCTCATAATCGAGGGCGTAGAACTTGCAGTCGATCTTCTTGCTGCCGTTCTCGACCGGCCAGATGTTCTTGCGCGTGAACTTGTGCTTGAGGCCGACGGCACGCGCCGCCATTGCCGCTAGCCGGTTGTTGCCTGGGACTCGCGCGACGATGCGCCAGCAGTTGGTATGTGTGAACATCCAGCGATCAGCGTTACGTATGCATTCGATCGCGTGCCGTCCGCGATGGTTCTCAAGAAAATTAACATGCACCTCGTAGATGCCGGGCTCGAGATCCGCAGCGAACAGGATCGCCCCACCTTCCGCCGCCAGATAGAAGTTATCTTCGTTCTCGAGGATTGGAGTGATGTCGAGCGATCCCGCCTCGGGAAAGCCGACGTGCGGCCGCACGGCGGGATCATTGAGAATGCGGTTGAACTCGCGCGCGTCGAATGAGCGCTCGACTGCGGTGCTCAAGCGCGTAAGGGCCGATTGAGAATCGAGCATTATCCGAGTTGCATTGATTTCAGGAGGAAGGGCTTGATCTGGCGGAACCACTGCATTTTGCCGACCGAGAGCGAATAGGGATTGTTGTTGCCGAGCGCATCGATCTGCACGGGGCCGCCCTGCGCCGCTGCGACCAGCGAAGGATAGACGTTGAGAGGATTTGCATCGGCGTTAAAGACGATGCAGTCGGCACCAACCGTAAGCGCCGGGATCAATACACCCGTGCCCGACGGCACCGTTTCGACGTAGTTCCAGTCTCCTGTCAGCAGCGTCGCGTTCGCTTGCGAGGTGCCAGCGGCAACGATGCCGACGACGACGTTCGGGCCTCCCGATCCGCCTCCGGTGCGATTGATCAGCGCCTGGACGAGATCGCGGCCGTCGCGGACGAGAATTCCCTGCTTGTCGACAAGCGGCCGATTGCGATCATAGCCATAGGCATAAAGCGTGAGGCCCATCAGGCGCTGCCCGACAGCGGATCGACGTAAGCGCCATGCACCGCCGAGATCATCTGCGCGGTCGAGGCCACTTCGTAGACCATGTCGCGCGCAACCCCCATGCTGCGGAAGCGCTGCATCGTGCGATAATGACCGGAACTGACGAGCTGCTTGATGCGATTATTGGAGAACGTATGCCCGCCGTCCTTCGAATAGCGCATCGCCAACTGCGGTGCCTCAACCTTGATGATCGGACCGAAGCCGGATGAAAAGCCGCGGTTCCAAGGTGATTGCAGCGTCGCAGTTTCGCTAGTGCCGACGGACATGCCGGTTTCGACGTCGGCGGTGAACTCGCGATGCGAGACCAGCTTGAGTTCATTAACGATGTGCGGATATGACCTGATCCACGCGATTGGTGCGCCATTATCGGTGAAGCTGAATGGGTCTATCTGATAGAGATTTCCGTTGGCCCAGTCGAGCGCGACATTCTTGCCGTAGGCAAAGGCATTGAACGTGTTATGCGCGCGGTGCAAGACGCCATTCGCGTCGATGGCGTTATCTTCGTGCCACTGCTGGGTGATCTCGTCGTATCCCCAGGTCTTATCGGCGGTTGGAAAGTGCAATTTGTAGAATGAATGTCCGCTGATCTGATAGGTCGAGCCGATCGCGTCGTCGACACGCGGATATTTGCGCATCTCGACTTCGATGGCATGGGTCGAAATGCGCTGCGCGATATTCTGCGAGTTGCCGCGCATGACCATGCGGTCGCCTTCGGGGGCCTGCGATAGCCAGTAGACGCTGGTGTCGATCTTGGCCGGCGAGAACTGCGCGGCGCAGCCTTGCTCGATGATGTTTCCGGCCAACAGCTGGAACGGAAATGGTACGGTACCGGCGTTGTACCAAACTTCGGTTTTCTGCGGCCCGAACACCCACACTTCACGTTCGATGGCGACAGTTGCGAGGACGTTGTCGGGCCATGCAGTTTTAACGCCGACGAAAAGCGCATTGAATGCGAGCTGGCCCGATATGGTCGAGTACCACTGTTTGGTTCCGGGCTTGTTGAGGATCAAGAATGAATCGAGAAAATCTGCGCGCGTCGAGCCGAGGAAATTCACGTCGACGATCTGCGTCATCGCGTGGCCGTTGAGCTGGATCTGAAAACCCTGCGCTGTGCCGTCGACAATGATGGCGGCGGTGCCATTGTCCGCCATCGAGACCGGATTCGTGCTGCTAGTCAGCAATTGTCCGAGCAGCGTGAAGGTAAAATCAGAGCTGATGAAATAGACCGATTGGTCAATGACGGCGAAAAGATCGCCATTGGTTGCGCGATAGAGGCCTCGCCCGCGACCAGGCGCGGACGGCTGAGCGAGCAACGGCAAGCCAGGACGCGGATAATGCGCCACCGGCAAATTAGGACTCACATTTTCTGGGGATGCTTCAGGATATAAATTGACACATCGTTGAGCCGATACTAATAGGCTTTGCGCAGTGTACGCGCCAGATCTTAAAGGCAGAGGAGCCATTGGAGATCTCGATGCCGATCATTATTGATATGACAGGTCGTCGCTGTGGACGATGGACTGTATTGAGGCAGTCCAAGCACGATTCGAGTCAGCGCCATGTATTTTGGGATTGCATTTGCGACTGCGGCACCAAACGCACAGTTGCCGGCACCACTCTCCGCAATGGAGCATCACAATCGTGCGGATGCCTCATTGGAGAAAGTGCAAAAAAGCGACTTACAATTCATGGAATGGCAGATACAAAGATCTACAATATTTGGATTGCAATGTTGGCGCGTTGCGCCAATCCTAAGAATCCTGGCTTTAAACATTACGGCGGTCGAGGCATCGCAGTTTGCGAACGATGGCTCAATTTTGAAAACTTTTTCTCTGATATGGGCGAGCGCCCAAAGGGGCGTTCACTTGACCGTATCAACAACAATGGCACTTATTCTCCTGCTAATTGTCGATGGGCGACGAAGGAAGAACAAATGAAAAATCGTCGCAAATGGAAATGGGCGGGAAAAACTAGAGGCGGGGTTCGGGATATAGGTTGACGCATCTTTGCGCCGAAGCGAGCAGCGATTGCGCGCTATATGCGCCCGATGTCAAAAGAAGCGGGGCCATGATCGATCGGACGCGGCTCGCTGATGTGGGGAGGAAGCGGGGGCCACCAGTAGATGTCGGCGCGCTTGCGATCGAGCATCGCTTGCACGTCGTTGATGGAGTCGAGGGGAACCGCAGGCCGCACTGGAGCGTCGGGCGGCAGCTTGCTCACGAAGAACTTTCCGCGCTTCTCGTCATACCAGCCGTACAGCAACAGCCGCTGGCGCGGCATTACTTACTTCACCGACCAGATGCCGGCCTTGGCGCAGAACACATAGATCGAGGTATGGCTTGCGACGGTCGTGGTGGTTGCATTATTGAGCGTATCTTGTACGCCTGTGACCGGATTATTCGGCACGGTCGGATAGATTGTCGCGGTGTTGGCACCGTTGTTGTAGATCGAAATTTCGACGCCGGGGAGCGCAGTCGGCAGATTGCAGCCGGTGCTCGCAGCGACAGTATCAAGCTCAATCAGCGTCGCGGCAGATGGCAGCTGGAACGCCGTCGCCTGAGTCGATCCGGTGCAAGTGACGCCATTGAGAAATGATGCATTGAGGCCGTTGGCAACGCCCTGTGCCCAGATGCCGTCGATCAGTTGCGGCCCCGTGCCCGGAGCCGTTCCGGTCAGCGCGAGCGCAGCAGTAATAAGCGTCGGGATCAACGCACCGACGAACATATCGCGGATAGTCTTGAACATCTGTCTCTCCTGATCACCAACTGTCTTGGCCAAAGTCAAAGTAGATGTCGCAGCGATCCATCAGAAACCAGATGCACAGCACTGCGAGAATGCCACCATCGATCCACACTGCGAGGTCGCTCACGCAGAATCGCCTCTATAGTCATAGGCGCGCTGTCGGCCGCGCAGGAACCGTGGCATGCGCAGCGTGCCCACCGCCTGATTGGCAAGCCGGATCGTGTTGAGCGCATCGCGCGCGAGCGCATTGATCTCCGGGTCTTCGGGCTGCTGGTAGATGACGCGCAGACGGCGCGCGAGGCACCAATTCAGCGCAGCCTCGTATTCCGGCGGGAAATTGATCTGCTGTTGGATATTTTGGAAACGCGGCAGAACTACCTTGAAGCCGAAATGCATCTCGTAGATCGAGGCTTGCGGCACCGGCCAGGGAAACAGCGTTCCGACCGACCAGCCCGACGTCGGCGAGCCTGGATCATAGAACACGCGCCACGCCAGCGTGCCGATGTTCTTCACCGGGATGCGCGCGTAGTCTTCCTTGCTCTGGATGATGTCGATTGGAATATCGACCGGAAATTGCGCGGGCGCGCCTGCGTTGAGAAAGCGCAGGAAGGCGTATTCGAGCCGATCAGGCCGCGGGTTGATGTCGATGTTTTGGCTCTTGCCAACCGAATAGGTCAGCGCGCCGGTCGAAACGAGCGGATAATCCTCAATGCGATAGAGCAGCCAACGTTTGCGCGCCCACTGCGCGATCAGCCAGTTGGCTTGAGTGAACGCGCGATTGATTTGCGCCTGATCGATAGCTTCGTCTTCGCCGACAATGCCGGAATCCTTGAGCGCGTTGGTCAGCAGCGCGCCGCAGGTATCGACGGGGAGGACGCCTTCGGAGACGGCCATTGTCTCATGCCGCCTTCTCGACTTCCGCCTTCAGCCGCTTGAGGCCCCAGCGCTTGTCGACCTGGATGCCCTTGCGCTCGGCCTCGGCTTCCCATGCGGAGCGGTCGTCGTCGTCGGGATCGAGCGAGGTGGTCAGCGCATTCGTGCCGGCAGTCGGATCGGGCTCGTTGAGGGCCGCGACTACCTCTTTCGAGGCCTCGGCCGATTTCTGCCACGCCTTGAACTGCAGGAACGCATCCCAGTCCTTGGGATCGATGTTGGCTGGCGCGGCTGGGCTATTGCCATGCATCGATTTTGCGACTGCCGCCGCCACTGCCGGGATTAGCGCCTCGAGCAGTGCGCTATTGGACGCGCTCTGGCTCGGCGGCGAGGCCTGATAGTTCTTGCCCTGGCCGGGATTGAGGGGATCGAACGCGGCCACCTTGTAGCGTTCCGGTCGCCACAGGCAACCTTCCTGCCAGTCCCATACATGCTTGCGGCCGTAGCGGCCTTGCTCGTGGATCGTCGCCTCACGATAGCATACGCCGAACTCCATACCTGACTGCGGCGGCGCCCGTCTCTCCGGTGGGGGCAATGTGCGGAGAGGAACCCACTTAAAGAGATGGAAGCAAAACGCGGGTCTTGGCCTGCTTTCTTGTCATTCAGGCAGTTACACGGAGCTTACGGTATTCGGCGAGAGTCGTAGCGTTCCCGGTGCTCGCTCTGAGAGCCTTGCACTTCGCTCGGTCGCTGCTGAGCTTTAGAAAATCAGGGAGATTAAAATGACAGCGCTTGATCGTCGTGCCTTCGCCACCCCTTTCTGGAACAGCGGCGAGGTCCGGGGGGATTGCGCGTGGTGGCGCCGCGGATCATGTCGAGCGGCACACCGCATTGTAGCGCAATCG